CGCGCTGCAGATTCTGGCCGATGAAGGTTTCCCGATCGACGACGAAGAAGGGCTGTCGTTGCACATCACGCCGCGCATGCAGAGGGCGATTTTCCCCGCATTGCAAGGCTTGGTCGCAACCGGCTCGGGCACGTCGGCGTTTGCGTTCCTGCGTAACCTCGCCAAAGGCGAAGGCGGAGCCGATGATTATTTCCGTGGCCTTGTTGCGAAGGGGCTCGGCTTCGATTGGTTCATGACGCAGAACTGCCCTGTGTTCACTGTCGGCACTCAGGGCGGAACTCCTGTCGTGAACAGCGCAGGCCAGACCGGCTCGGCGATCACGAGTTCGGGCTGGACCGCCAGCACACAGGTCCTCAACCAGGGCGACATCATCATGTTCGCCGGCGTTCACCGCATCAATCCGCTCACGCGGCAATCAACCGGTGATCTTCGCCAGTTCGTTGTGCTCGCTCCGGTCGTGTCCAACGGTTCCGGCGTCGCGACAATTCCAATCGGTTGCGTCGATGGTGACGGCATCACGTTGGCCGGTCCGTACCAGACGGTCGATGCTTCTCCCGCAAACAACGCGGCGATCACGGTTCAAGGCGCGAGCGCTACTCAGTCGGCTCGTGGCTTGGCGTTCCATCCAGAAGCCTTCACTTTCGGATGCGCTGATCTCGAAATGTACGAGAACCAGCACATGATGGAAATGGCGGCGGACAAGGAACTCGGTCTCGCGATCCGCATGTGGGGTCAGCCGGACATCAACACCGATCGGCTGCTTATGAGGCTCGACGTGCTCGGCGGCTGGCTTAGCATGTACCCTCAGGGCGCGTGCAGGATCACGGCGTAAAGGAGACGAACAGAAAAATGAAAACCAAAATGAAGCATCTCGCAACCGCGCTGGCGGCTATCGCGCTCGCGCTTTTCTGCCCGGCTCCGATGCACGCCCAGCAGCAAACCATGACGCAGACAACGCTCGCGTCTATCGTCAACGGTCCTGCGTTCTATTCGGGCACGGGCACTTCGTCAGCTCTCCAGACGCTCATCCAACTCACGTCGACGACAGGAATCTCGGCGCCGGTTTTGCCGGGAACTCCTTCGACGATCATTTACGTGGGTCGCGAAGCAATGGGCGTCTTCAACGTCAACACAACCACGGGCTTTGTGACCGTCAACCGCGGCTATCTCGGAACGCAGGCCTCTCCGCATCCTTCCGGCGATATGGTGCTTGTTGCGCCTAACTACGCCGTGACGATTGCGCAGGGCGGCAACCCCGTACCGGACGGCTTATTCGGTCAGGACCCGCCATTGGGAGGTGGCTGCACAGCATCAGGAACAACCACAACTCCCTGGGTGAACGTCATGACGGGAGCGCAATGGATTTGCTCCTCAGTGACCGGAACCTGGGTCCCTGGATGGAACAATCCGCTGGCCGGAGATTTCTCAGGCCAGGCAGCTACGGTTCCAGCGGCAACCGGAACGATCACGCCTAGCGGCCCACTGTTTATCGTGAGCGGCTCCGGAGCGATCAGCGGGTTCTCTATTCCGATTGGTTGCAATGCGACAGCGAGCGGAGCATGCAGCTTCACGGTCATCTCTGCGGCCGGCTCTACGTGGACCTGGACTGCCGCGGGCAACATCATGACGGCCGGCACAGGCACCGCGGGGCACACCTTCGTGTTCACGTGGTCGGCGAGCCTATTGAAGTTCGTTCCGTCGTCTCTGTCGTAAATCCAGTTCCGGACCCTTGCGGGTTCCGGCTTCCGCTTCGGCCGTTGAGCGATATCAGCGGCCAAATTTTCCTAAGGAGAAATCCAGTGAAATTAGATGGAACTGAAAAGATTCCGACTCCAGCGTACGACGCTCACGAGCAGCGCGTGCGCGCCCCGCACACGCACAATCCGGAAACGGGCTACGTGAAGGCGGCCGATGCTCCCGAGGCGACCGTAGCAGGTTCGCACGACGATCCGGCGCCGGCCACAGTTGACGGCGAAGTGCAGGAATACCCGAAACACATCACGCTCGGCGAAGGCGCAGATGCCGTAACCGTCGTGGCCCACTCGGCCGAGGAAGAGGCGAAGTTCAAAGCAGCGGCCGATGCTCCCGAGGACGAACCCGTTCCAGCAGCGAAGCCGTCAGCGCCAGCCCCGAAGGCTGCTGCTCCGGCTCCTGCCGCGTCGACGTCTGCCCCGAAGGCAAAGGAGTAACCGATGCCGCAACTCAACTACAACACTTCCGACGCTCTCCAGCAGGAACGCATTCGCCGCGGTCCGCACGAGTTCGCACCTGGCCCCGACGGTAAGAACATCTACCAGACGAAGATCCATCAGCACCAGGAGTACCCGAAGGTGATGGATCGCACACCGGCGCCGAAGCTCTCTGACAAAGACTTCAAAGGCAAGCCGGACGCGCCTGTGCTTCTCGAACAGGCGATGAAGGAATGGGAAGCTGGCCAGACTGCCTCGATCGTGCACAACAAGGCGGAAGAGGAACGCTGGCTCAAAGCGCACGGAGAGAAGGCTGAACCAGAGAACGCGCAGGAAGCCGCGCCAGATGCTCCTGCAGCCAAAAAGGGACGCAGAGCCGCTTAATCCGTGCCAAACCCCTCGAAGGGCGTTCCTAACGCAGCCGGAGCCAGCGTAACGCAATTAATCGTCAGTGCCATGCGTGCCGTTGGCTCCTTGGGTTCGGGAGAGGCGGCAGACGCCAGCGAGATTCAGGATGCCGGAATGATCCTGAACCAAATGCTGGACGCCTGGAGTGCCGAGCGGCTGTCGATCTTCGTTGTGACGCCGCTGCTCGTCGATTCGAATGGGCTCACCCTTTCGCTCGTTGCAAACCAGCAGAAGTATCTTCTCGGGAATCAAGTTGGGACCGAGGATTTCTTTCTTCCGCGCCCACCGCGCCTTGAACGCGTTTCCATCTTCTACTCGGCCAGCCAGTCGACGCCCGTCGAAATTCCCATGGACATGTACGACGACGTCCAGTGGCAGGGAATTGCGAACAAGTCGACGCCTTCGATCCTTCCGCAAGTTTGCTACCGGGAAGAGACTTTTCCGGACATCGCGCTTTACTTTTGGCCGATTCCGACGCAGGCAAATCCCGTAGCACTCTATGCCTGGCAGGCATTGACCGAGTTTGCCGATTTGACCCTGCCGATGACGTTTCCGCCAGGCTACATGGAAGCGATTCGATACAACCTGGCTGTGCGGCTGTTCGCGGAGTTTCCAGGAGACGCTTCGAAGTTTCCGGCTGTGCAAGAGCTTGCGCGGCAGTCAAAGGCGCGGATCAGTTCGATCAATGCGCCGATCAAAGTGGCGACGTGCGATGACGGCTTGCTCGGGACGAGCTATCCGCGCGGGAACATTATCACAGGCGGAAGTTCGAGGGCTCACAACTTCTAAATGGAAATGCGACAGGTCTCTTTTCCAGGCGGCAAATCGGAAAAGTGGACATGGCTCTCTATTATGTTTACCCCTGGCGGCAAGGATTGCGGGAATGCTGACACTTTGAAATCAACCAGAAATTCCTCTTGGAAGTACCAGTCGAATCCAAACCTTCGACCTAGCATCCCTTGCGCATATGGGGACTGCGCCAGTCTTATCTCGGTGGGAAACGAAAACACCCGAAACGGCCAAGAGCGCACTGCTGCTCCGGCGGCGAGGCCACCGATGAGTGAGCCGAGGAATGCGCGACGGTTCATGATGCCTCTGGCTCCAGCGGCGGTTGCCAGTTTTCTCCAGTCCACATGTGGGCCACTCCCAAAGAATCTAAGCCAACGTCCCCGAAAGTTGGAGAGAAATTTCCGATTCGCGGAGGCAGCCCGTGGTTTCGATACGCAGCTTCGCAATTCGCTAGGAATTCAGCGTCTTCGTCACACTTCATGCGGGGGATTATAGCCTAAATGCGCTGCCAAGGACTGCCCATGGATGGCATCGAACGGGATCGCTTCGGAAGCCATGGATCATCCGAATCGTTGCCCTTTTTCGAGCTCCACACTCACCGGGGAATTGCAGCTATGGCGCGTAGCTGGCCGTGTCACAGCTCTTTGGACGGTGCCTTTCTCGCGCCACTTCCCGGAGCAATCCTCCGCAGACTAGGCGGAAGTATAACTTAAATGCGCTTCGGCTTTTGCAACTCAGGAAACTACACAAGCCAGAATCCCCTGATGGACGCCGAGCAGCTTTTCAACTGGTACAACGAGCAAGTTGAATCGCCCGGCGGCCGCACGCAGTTCGGCCTGATGCCCGCACCTGGCTTGAAGTTTTTCTGCCTTCTCGCTCCGAACCTTCCCTCAACGCGCGGCGCTTGCACCGTGAACGGCCGCACGTTTTGGGTTGCGGGAACGCATCTTTTCGAGACTCTTGCGAATGCTGCGGTTGCCGACTATGGCCCGGCCAGCGCGCCAAACAACAACATCATCGATGATGGCCTGCCCGTAACGATGGTGGCAGGCGGCGCAACTGGCGGCGCTTACCCTTCGCAACTTCTCATCTGCAGCGGCGGAACGCTGACCGTCTTTTCTCTCGTCACGAATTCGTATGTGGCCATCGCTGGACAGCCCAACGGCGTTCTGATGGTCGATTACCTGGACGGCTTTTTCATCGCACTTACCAACGCCAACGATTTCTTCGTATCGAATGCAGAAGACGCAACGAACTGGCCGGGGCTGTCGGTATCGCAGGTGTCAGTTTACTCCGACGCGCTGCTGTCGCTCATCGCAACGAACCGTTTGCTGTGGGTCTTCGGAGGCAAGCGTGCGGTCGCTTACTACAACGCGGGCAATCCTGTTTTCCCGTTCTCAGTCGCCAATGGTGGATTCATGGAGGTCGGTATCGCCGCGCAGTTCTCGGTCGTGAGAGTCGCGCTCGCGAGCGGGACCACTGTTTGTTGGCTTGGCGGAGACGAGCGCGGCGCGGGCGTGGCATTTGCGGCGAATGGATTCATCCCGCAGAGGATCTCGGATCACGCCTTTGAGTACTGGATGAGCCAGAACGTAATCTCCGACGCGCAAGGTTTGGCGATGCAGGACCAGGGCCACAATTTCTATGTCCTTCGCTTTCCGACAGCGAATGCAACTTGGGCCTACGATCTCGATCTCGGCTTTTGGCATCGTCGATCTTCTCTTATCGCTGGCCAGCAGCAAGCGCATCGGATGCGTTGCCACACTTACAATTTCGGCCAGCACCTGGTGGGAGATTACGCGAGCGGAACAGTCTACTCGATGAACGTAAGCTATTTTTCCGAAATGCTCTCGCCCGTTTTGAGCATGCCGATCATTCGAACTCGTATAGGACCCACGGTTTCAACCGAATCGAAATGGACATTCATAGACGAATTCCAGGTTGATTTCGAGACAGGCATGGGCCCGCAGCCTCCGTTGCTCGATGGCTTCGGCAAGCCGCGCGATCCGTACGCGATGCTGTCGGTGTCGAAGGACTTCGGTAAGACCTGGGCAATCAATGCGCAGATCGCGTGCGGCCAAGCGGGCGAATTCAAGACGCGTGCTGTGATTCGTCGGCTTGGCAAAGCGCGCCAGTGGACGTTCAGGGTGACGGTCAGCGATGCCATTAAATGGGGAATTAGTGACGCGTTCATCTCGCCGACTGAACAGAGTTACGAAAGACTGTCGCAGCAATTTCGGAAGTTGCAATAATGGCCAACACCGCTCGCAAGCAGCTTTTGCCGAACATCCAGCCAACCGACTGGGAAAAGAACGGCTCCGGCTTTCAGCGCACGCAATTCCTTCAGGCGATCGATGACGTCATCGCGCGGCCGCTCAACAATCGCGTTCAAGCCTCCACGAACGCGACGGCAGTTGTATGCAATGGCGCGGTTCAATCGACTGGCATCGGAACGGGCGCGCTCATACCGGCCAAATATGCGGAGACGCAGGTTCAGGCGCGCGTCACGCTCAAGGCAAGCGCTGCCGGTGTGTACCAAGTATTCGTGATGCGAACTGCGGGACCAATTCCGGCCAATGGCGCCGCGCCAAACGTTGGTGACGTCGTGGTGGGCGGCGATTCATTTGGCGGAGGATCGCTTCCGGCCGGAGTGAATACGCCAGCAACGCTGTCGGTGATCGATTCGGGCCTCTCGGCAACGGCGCAGTATCGCTATTACATCGCGATCTCCGGGCCCGTCGGTGACGCGCTGAATTTGATCAATGGCAGCAATTTGATGGTGAGCGAGTTTTGATGGACTGCATCCGGAAGTTAGCTCCGGCGAATTGGAACAGGCTGCAAGAATTCCCCGACAAGATCACGCCTCCGATGGGAGGTTGCCGCGCGTTCGTTGCCGAGAGTCGCGACGGAAAACTGGTCGGAAGAATCTTCATCGTCTCAGTGGCACATCTGGAAGGAATTTACGTTGACGAATCGCGACGTGGCAGCGCCCTGATGAACCTGCTCGTCCAGCGCGCCGAGGGTGAACTGCGGATGATTGGCGCGTCTACCGCATTCGCATACGGAAACGGTCAAGTCATGGAAGATTACATCGCTCGCCTTGCGTACCTCAAAGAGCCGTGGTCGGTCTGGCGTAAGGAGCTTGCTCCATGCCGATAGGACAGGCAATTGGTGGCATCGTCAGTGGAGTTGGCTCGATCTTCGGTGGCCTTCTAGGATCTAACGCTGCGAATAGTGCAGCCTCAGAGCAGATCGCCGCTGAGCAAAAGGCCCAGCAAGAACTTCAGCAGCAGGAAAATACGGCGCTCGGAAACTATTCGCCGTACCTTCAGGCCGGCTCAGCGGCAACCGGGACGCTTTCTCAGATGCTCGGCACGCCAGGGCAAGGATTGCTCACGCCCTGGACGCAAGCATTCACCGCTCCAACTGCGGCACAGGCCGCGCAGACTCCTGGCTACCAGTTCCAACTCAACCAGGGCTTGAACGCAGTCCAAAATTCAGCGGCGGGGCAAGGTGGCTTGCTTTCAGGCAAGACGCTCGCCGACATGAACAACTACGCCCAGGGCACTGCGTCGACGAACTATCAGAACACGTTCAACAATGCGCTTACGCAGTACCAAAACGCCTACCAGACGTTCTTGAACAATCAGAACAATACGTATTCGAGATTAATGGGCTTGTCTGGTCAGGGCCTGCAGGCGGCGCAAGGAGCTGGTCAGACTTCGGCTCAGTTCGGCGGAGACATCGCTTCGCTCTATGGTCAGGAAGGCGCAGCGCAGGCTGCTGGCACGATTGGCTCGGCGAATGCCTGGAGCGGGGCACTCGGAAATCTTTCGAGCATGGCGCAGCTCTACGGGATGACGAACAACGCGAACAACGTGACGGCTACGCAGGCACCGATGGCGGGAGTTAGTCCGACGTCGCTGACCTATGGCGGCTCAAGCAATGCTTTGCCAGCGGATCCGAATAATCCAGGTTACTACCTGCCGGGCGGATCGACCGCGATTCCGGCACCCCAATAGACTATGCCAATTCCAGCCAGTCCTTTGCCGGACTACAGAATTCAACAACCGGACCTCCTCGCGAACTACGCGAAAGTGGTCCAGCTCAAGAACATGCTCGGGCAATCTCAGCAGTTGCCTCTGGACCTTCAAATCAAACAGCAGCAGGCCGCACAAGAGCAGCAGGTTACTCAGCAACAGCAGATCGCGACGCAACAGGCGCAAGCCAAACTCGCGTCGCAGCAAGCGATGGCCAAGGCCTGGGCCGATCCCGATTTCGCGAAGACGATTACTACGAATGCCGCGTCCAGCGACGCGCCAGGCTTCGATCCCAACGCGATGATGTCTGAACTCATGTCGGGAAAATACGGGAAGGTGCTGCCCGAGGACGCGGGCGCCGTAGTAAGCGGATTCCTAGATCGTTCGTCGAAAGTCTCGGAAACAGCCAAGAACAACGCCGCTGCCACCTCCGACAAAATCACCGCATATCAGAAAACGATCGACGATCTTCAATCGAAAATGGCGTCGATTCTCGATATGCCTGTCTCAAAGGCGCAACCTGCGTTTGACCAACTTAAGCAATCTCTTGCGGCAGATCCTCCAGAGTCTATTCCTCCGCAAGAACTGCAGGCGTTTCTGAACTCGTCTCTGGACCATCTACCGTCCATGATCAACCTGGCGAAGGTCGAGAGCAGCATCGCTGGCTATCACAAAGATGAAGCAGACGCGCTGAAAGAGCAGGCGGGAGCGACGCAGGCGACTCGCTCCGCCGCAGCTCCCACGGCTGATCAACTGAAGACCGCGACCGACACGGTGAACTCCTACACGGCTCTCCCGGATCCGATGAAGGCTGCATTCGTCAATGAACTGAAGGGCGCTCCAGATTGGGAAACGCTGCAAAAAGTTCAGTCTCGCGCCGATTCTGCCGAGCAGTCTGAAGGCATGAAGCAAGCAACGCTCGCTCAAGCCAAGGCGATGATGGGCAACAAATTCGGCGAGGTCGGCCTGACCGCCAACGAGAAAATCTGGACGGATCCACAACGTGGTTACGCTGGCGCACTCGCGCAGGCGAATCAAACAAAGGCCTCGATCGTCGCCGGCGCCGACGGAAACGCGCTGCTGACGAACATGATTCCGACGATGGAAGTTCTCGGCATCAATCACGCTGGCGGAATCAATCGCATCTCGCCGGCAGAAGCACAGGCAGCCGGTGTGTCTCCGGATTGGGCGACGCGCTGGAATGCATGGGCCACGAAGTCTTTGGCTGGCAAGCTGACACCAGAACTCGCCAAAGAAGGCAACCAGCTGATGGACATTGTGACGGACGCTGCGTACAACCGCGCGATCATAAGTTCGCAGCTTATCGCGAAAGGTCACTCGATCGACCCGTCGCAAACTCCCGCGATGACGAAAACGGGCGAGATAACGACGCTCGATAAGGTGACAGGGAAGAGCGGGGCACCGGCGCTCATCTTTGCGCGCGATACGAATGGCGTTATCCAAAGCGCGCCCGCCGGCACAGAGCTTCCCAAAGGTTGGACACTCGAAAAGCAGGAGCAGAAGACGCAATGAGTGGCGCGACGGGCTGGACGCCAGTTCCGGATCCGGCCGCATCTGCTTGGACTCCAGTTCCTCTGCCGGTTAGTTCCAATGTCGGCGCCTACCAGCAATTCCCTGGCGGTCCCGTACAGAACGTCAACCAGGACGTGGCGACGTATCAGGCTCCAGGCGGAAACCTCACGCAGCGACCTGGTGAAACCGACGAGCAATTCCGCGCGCGCGCAGTTGAAATGGCGAAATCGAATACGCCAGACATGATGTCGCTAGAGCGGCAGCCTGGAGGCCTTGCCGTCACGGGCGGAAAGGATATCGCGAAGGGCGATGTCGCGAAGGGAACAAATGAAATCCTCTCCGCCGTCGGCCCGACAGCCCTTGCGGCAACCGCACCGTTCACGGCGACGGAACTGACTCTTTCTCCGGTCAAAGCGCTCACAAGCATCGCGGGCGGAGCAGTTGCAGGATATGGAGCCAAGAAAACTGCGGAAGAGGTGGGCGCGACTCCTGATCAGGCCGTTCTTGCGGGCACTGTCGGAAATGTCGCCGGTGCGATGGGCGTTCCGCTATTGGGGAAATTGCCCATTTGGAGCCGGCTATCTCCAGCCACGACTGTCGAAGAGGCTCTGGGGAGAAAGCTGACGCCCCCTGAGGCCGATGCGGCTCGCCCTGCCGGCCAGATTCAGCCCGCTCTCAACAACACACCCCGCGAAGTCATCACGCACGCCTCCGATGAGGGAATCAAACTTACTCCGGGGCAAGCCACTGAAGACGCGATGGCTCAGAATTTACAAAAGGCCGGCACAACTGCCGCCGTCGGCGGTAAGGAACTTACGGCGGCACTCAGGGAGCAACAAGCGAAGTTCGGTGAGTCGGTCAACAATTTCATGGACACGGTGGATCCGAAGCGTGGCGGCCTATCGACTGAGCAAGCCGGTGAGACGATTCAGGACACAGTCAAAACCGCCAAGAGCGTCTCGCACGAGAATGCTTCCAACGGATACAAGCAAATCGACTATTTGATGGATCGTCCGGTAAACCCAACTCCCATTTCAAACGCCTGGAACCAACTAAAAGGCGGCTTGCCCATGGGAGCGGAGGAACAAATTTTGGCGCAGACGCCGCGCAGCATGAGAGCGGTAGTCGAAGACTTGTTGTCCGGAAGACCGGAAGGATTCAAGCCGACATTCGCGCAAGGAATTGAGCTTCGTTCTTTCTTTCGGAATCTCGGCGATACCGAGGGACTGCCGGACAAGACTGAAGCGATCTTCAAGCAAATGTCGGGAGTCGTCGATTCAGCGATGGATGCAAGCGCTGGCCCTCGGGACGTGGACAACTGGCGCTCCGCCAACTCTGGATGGAAAGATTACTCGACCAAGTACGGAGACAGGAACAGCGTTCTGTACAAAGCCATTCGACAAGGCGATCCGACAAGGATAGTTACCTCGCTTGAAAATGCTCCTGCGACAGACATCGAGACTCTTCGAAATGAGACAACAGTGCGCGACGCGAAGGGCAACATTACTAACGATGGTCCGGCGATCGATGCGCTGCAACGCCAGGTGGTTCAGGACATCGCTAAAAGCAGGTTCAGGATTGGGCACGATGGACTTGGTGGGTACAGCGACGCGTATCTCAAAGCCCTGTTCGATCCGGACGCAGTCAAGGAGTTGTATCTCAAAGCGGATCTCGCCAACCGGATCAATTACGATCCAAATCCTTCGGGGACGGGCGCCAACATATCGAGCCTCTGCCAGCTCAGTCTTTGGAACCAAACGAAGATGAGCGCTGCGGCCAAGATGAGCATGCCGCGCGATCCGCTTTCATTCTTGCCTGAATCTTCGAATCCTAAAGTGACAGTTGCGCCACCCGCGCCGGCACGGAGTCCTTTTCCTATCGCCTCGGCGATCGCGGCATCCGCTCCGAAGGGATCGTTGAAAGACTTATCGGCGAGCCAGTGAGTTTTGAAACGAGCCAAACGTAGGACGCTGCCAAAAATGAGAACACAAACCGGACGTAGTAATAGGAGCCAAATCCAAGAATCGGCAGCACCACAAGGAAGAATAGCCATCCGTTCATTGCCCGTCATTATAGCCCTTTTTGCGCTGTTTTTGATACCTGGCCAACTCAAAGCACAGACCGTCTCTCCCATGATGGGCGTCGGGAGCGTCTACTTCACCAACGCGATCGGCGAGCCTCTGACGACCGGAGTTTTATATTCATATGTCGCTGGGACGACCACGCAGCAGGCGACGTTCACAGATTCAACCGGACTCACGCAGAATCCGAATCCGGTTCCATTCGACGCAACTGGCCGCGCATCGATCTGGCTCACGAACACCGCGTTTTATAAGTTTGTTTGGTGTGCCGCCAACGACGGCAGCGCATGTGCCAGCGGAGACGTCTTAGCGGTCTCGGACCAAGTTCCAGGAAGCCCGGTCGCTTCTTCTTCGGCCAGCACATTCACTGGAACCTTCATTTCAGGAACAACAAACCCCGCCACTTCCGGCATATTGCGTCTCGCGTCGATAGATTCGGCTTGCTGGAGAAACGCATCCAGCAGCGCGAACCTTTGCTGGACTCTCGATTCAAATAACCTCCTGTCCTGGGGCGCTGGCTCTTTCAAAGAGCCCTTCGTCGCTGGTCCTGTTTGCCTGGCCGGATTTTCCGAGATTTGGGCCGACTCAGGAGCGACGCGCTGGAAAGTGTGCAACAACGCCGGCACCGCCGCGCAACTTGTGGACTCAGGCATCGACATCAATACTTCCGACCAGGTTACGTCGACGCACCTTGCTGCGCCACTTCCGCTAGCTCAAGGTGGTACGGGAAGCGCAACCCTCACAGGGCTTCAGGGAACGGACACACTCCTACAGACTGCAGGTACGGTTGCCGCGAGCCAGCCTATTGTTTGCACGGATGCGAACGGCGGCACCACCACTACAGGCTGCCCATCCGTCTTCGACACGAACGGCGGGACAACGACCTCGGCGGGAACTTGCCCAACCGCCGGCACAGCGTATGCGATGTGCTCAGTCACCGTTCCCCTTTTCAGGACAGAAGCCAACACATCCTATGCCGCAACGTGCACGGTCGTTGCCGCGGCGGCCGGCAATCCGTGGGTCTATCAGATCGCCAGCAAGACAACGACGAATATCGTGGTGACGATTTCGAACTTGAGTGGCGCTTTGGCAACTGCTTCGACTCCTGCGGAAGTGGACTGTGTCATTACGAGGTGAGAACATTAGGAACCGCAAATTCTCCATGCAGTTTGAGAGCGGCTTTGTTGTAGGCCTTGGCGGCTTCCTCCGCATTCCAAAAATGTCCAAGGTTTCGGCACTCGTGATTAAAAACAATTGCTGCGGCCCATTTTCCCGTCTTGCGAATCCGGGATACTCCCTTAAACCCAGAAGTGTTGTTCTTGGGAGTCCGTCTATTCTGACAGTTTTGCGAAACTGTGGCCTTACGCAAATTGCATTTTCTGTTATCAAGGCCGTTTTTGTTTATATGGTCGGCCAGTTCCGCATCCTTGAGTCCGAGGACGATCCTGTGCATAAAGATCTTGCGGCCCCCATGGCCCTCCGAGCGATAGGCATAATTAGTAAGGCTACGCGTTCCTTTTATTACCGCCCAATTCCACTGCGAGAGCCGCTCAAAGTCGTCCACATCGACGATGGCATTGTGCCCTTGCGTAAGGGGGATAAGGCGATAAGGTTGACTAAGCGGCTGAACAACCGCATGCCTTTTCATGCGGAGGATTTTCCCCTTATTGTGTTGGTAAATTCTTTTGGGCATTGGCTTACCTCCGTGCGTCAGTGCCTCGGCCTATATTCTACTGCATTCCCTTTTTGGCTCCCAAGAGCTTCGCTCAGATAACCCATGAAAAAACTGATTCTCTTGGCGCTGATGTTCACGGCGCTCGCAGGGGTGTGCTCAGCGCAAGGCTTCGCGCTGCCTCCGGTCCCAGCGCAAAAAGTGGTGAATGGAGCGACCGTCTACGTCGCGCCAGTACCAAAAGCTACGGTAACCATCTGCAACACAACGGTTGTCCCGCAAGACGGAGCTATCTGCTCGCCGCTCGCGACGATTTACAACAACATCACGCTGACCGGCCCAGCGATCACGAATCCGACGAATGCCGACGCGAACGGCAACATCAACAACGTTTACGTCGCCTCCGGAAACTATGTGGTGACAATCTCAGGCTTCGGCATCACTTCCCACAGCTACTCATTTCAAGCTAGCGGCGGCAGTGCCGGGAACCCTGGCGGATCAAACGGCCAGCTTCAGTACAACAACGGCGGCTTCTTCGGCGGCTTCACCATGAGCGGCTCCTGCACGCTGGTTGTGCCGACGATCACCTGCACGCAGCCGACTTTTGATTCCACCGCAGCCGGACTCGCACAACCGACCTTCGATGGTGTTTTCATTTATCCGCTCGGCTCCAATCTAGGTCTAGAGTTGAGCGCCGTTGCGCCCAACAGCGTAAGCACGACGCCTGGCACGTCTGGCATCAATGTTCTCAACGTGTTTGGACAAACCGGCGGCGCGACGACGAATGCGACAGGCACAGGGGGCCCGGGCGGCGCGCCAAACATCTTTGGCGGCGTCGGCGGAGCTGGAGCCGGCACGAATGCCAATGGCGGATCCGGAGGGCAAGTTCTCATTGGAGGCGGAACTGGCGGAGGTGGCAACGGAACTGGAAATAACGGGTCCGGCGGCAATGTCGTGCTGCAGGTCGGCCAGCCAGGCAGCGGCGGCTCAGGCTCTTCCGCTACGCTCGGTCAAGTTCAGATCATCGGGCCATCGCTTGGAACCACGTCCAACGCACAAGGCGAATCGGTCGGGACCATGTTCAAAGTTTTCCCCGTTTCTGGACAGAACAGTTCAAATGCGGCAGGCACGGCGGGTGCTGGCTCAACTGTCCAAATATTCGCTGGCAACGGAGGAAACGGAACAGGCACGAACGCGCAAGGGGGCTCCGGTGCTCAGCTCCTACTTGAAAGCGGCAGCGGAGGATCGTCCAATGGCACGGCGAACAATGCGAACGGAGCAAACGTCAATATCATCGCCGGGCTCGCAGGAACCGGTGGCAGCGGCTCGGCGGGTTCGCGTGGAGTAATCAACCTCGAGAGTCCGACTGATCTTCTTCAGTACGCCGACGTAAGCGAGATTTCAGCTCCCGCGAATCCAGCTTCCGGTTTTGAGCGTTGGTACGCCAATAACAGCACGCATCAGCCTTCGTGCCTCACGAGCGCGGGAGGGAACTGTCTTCCAAGCAGTGGCGGAACGAATATCACCGTCAACGGCGGAAGCGCGCTTACTTCGCCCGTGAACTTCCAGAATGGCCCGGCGCAATTTGGTGTCACGCTCAACGCCATCAATCCAAGCGGCTCGAACGTTGATTTCCAGATTACGGCCGGATCTGATCTAACCGTACCGGGAGGCGGCACTGGCGCAGCGACTTTCGCGGCTCACGGTGTGTTGCTAGGAGAAGGCACGAGCGCATTCGGTGATGCGGCGCCGAGTGCTACGCCATCGCAGTGCTTCATGTCCGCAGCCTCGGCTCCCACTACGACAGACCCAAGTTTTCAGAATTGCCCCTCTGGCTTCTCGAACCCCATGACAACCTTGGGGGACATTATCTACGAGAATGCTACTCCCGCAGCCGCGCGGCTTGCTGGGTGCACGCTTGCCGTAAGCGTTCCTTGCACGCTGATCTCAACTCCTACGAGCGGGCCGACTGCAGCAGCTCCTGTTTGGGGCTTGTCTGGCGTCCCGGTGGACGCGACCAACCCAGCTACGTTACTGGTCACCGATCGCGCAAACTATATCAAATGGAGTTCGGGCACGGCTCTTGCGTTGCCTGCCGTGGCTACGACCTTCGCGTCAAATCTTCCATTCGCCATCCAGGACATCGCAGGCGCGACGCTAACAATCACGCCAAACGCAGCCGCATCGGACCTGATCGACAGTGCGGCGTCTGGCACACTCCTTAACAACTTCTTTGCGTTCGTCTATCAGGATTCCACAACCGCGCCGGGTCATTGGTGGACAGCAAAAATGCCCACGTTCGCGGCGTTTGGTTCAACTTGCCCCAGCATGCTCACGTGGTCCACGACAACCGGTATTGGCTGCAATGCCGCACTGCCGAATGGCGATGAGTCCACAAACACCGTCACGGCAGCGTCCGCAGCCTCGGCAGCAAAGCAACTATGCGTCTCAAGCGGCGCTTCGAAAACCTGCTCATATATCGACATGCCTGAGCGGTTCAACGTTCCAGCGGCAAATTGCAACAACGCGACGGCGGGCGCTGGCTGGTCGATCGGTTCAGGCGGTACAGTCACCTGCCGAGCAGGGACTAACAATCTTGGCGGGTTCATTGCTATCACCGATACGGCAGCGACCTTCGCCACGTTCCAAGTGACGGTCCCTGAAGACTGGGATACCGGGACGAATCCTTACGTGCGCTTCTATCTCGCTTCAACCGACACAACGAGCGGACACACGATCATCCCTTCGATTCAAGTCGCCTGCTACAAGGGCGATGGATCAACGACGGATGACGTTGCGGCGAATGCGGCACACAGCTCGAGCACGGTGACGCTCAACACTACTGCAAATCAATTCTGGTCGAACTCGAATGTGCAGATGAACTCAACCGATGTAACCGGCTGTGTCGCCGGCGCGACCATGCAGATCACGATAGGCCGCGCGACTGACACTGCGACGAATGCGCGCTTCTATGCTGCCGACGTGACCTTCCCTCGGTTGATCGCGGTGCAGGCGAATTAAGTGAACGTCTTTCTCGCAAAACTTCTGTTCTTGATTCTGCCGTTCTATCAGTATGTCCCGACAATTCCGGCGACGCCAACATCGGGCGGTGGCGGAGGAATCACCGGCACATTTCATAGTCAACAGGGTTGTACGACAGGCGGTGCGAGCTGCGCCATGACGGGAATAGCCGTCACTGCTGGCGATCTCGCTGTCTGTGTTGTCGGATCAAACGAAACCGGCCTAGCCGACACTTTTAGCTGCACCGATAGCAATTCCGATTCTCTGACAGCGTGCTCCGGTCCAACAAGCGTAGGCTCAACCGCCCATGCCGAATCATTTTGCGGAACTATGGGCACGACGAATGCGGCGGAAGTGTTCACGCCTACACGGACCGGAGGCACGGCGAACGATATGGCCGGCGCGGTGATTGTGATTACGCCGAGCGCGACACCAGCGGTCGATAAGAACGCTCCGGGGACTTATACGGCGACAACCGCGATAGTGACGGGCACTACCGGCACAACAACCACCGCAAGCGAAATCGCCGCCGCTGTCACATGTGCGCAGAACAACGCCACAGTCGGGGGCGCATGGACGGTGGGCTCAGGCTGGAGCAATTTCTTTTGGACATCGAACGGAACGTCCGGGCAGATCGATTGTGCGGTGGAGTGGAAGCAGTTATCCGCTACCGGCACAGTGCAAGGAACGATGACATCACCCGTGAGCGAGACGGGAGTCGGGTTTGCTGTCACGTTCAACTAAGCGTCTGCTGAAGGTGGAGTTGTTTAAGTTGCTCGTTTGCGCGATGTGTTGCAGCGCGGCTTGCAACCAAGTCGGCTCAACGTACACAGCCGCAAGCGTGTCTGAGAGTGACGTCCAAGCGTGTTTTACTTTGATCGGTTCCCCGGCTGGCGCCGTGACTCTCGTCATCCCTTCGGGAACCAGCGGGAACTACACGACCGAAATTGATTTCTGTTACAACCTGACCATTGTGGGCGCCGGAGCGACCTCGACGGTTCTGACCCGCAGCGGGAACATAGCGATTTTCGGGAACACGAGTAACTGTAACAACATCACTTGGCGAGTCACTACTACTGGCATTACGGACGTGACCTCGAACAACGCTTCTTCTGGAATGTTGCAGTCCGACAGTTGCTTTGGCTGCACGGTTCGTTGGGACAATGACAAGTTCATCGGTTCTACCACGAACAGCGAGCGAGCCACAGATTGCGGTGGCACGTCTAACTGCCTGACCGACCATGATACCTATGTGGACATTGGTTCGATGACGCAGCGATACCTCAGTTCGGAAACCGGCGGCGCTGCCGGGCAAACGAACGGTTTCAACGCATGGCAGCTGACCGACCCCTCGGGAACGCTGAATATGGCCTACTCCGAGAACAATACATGGAGCTGGGTTAACCATGAGGATCAGAACGACGAAGTGGCAGGAGGGTCAGTAGAGTATCGGCACTCCACCTTTACGCAAGGGTCCGGGGCATCCACTGGGACCGGTTCATGCGGAGTTTTCAACCACGGCTACGACTCAGTATCACGCTCCGGTTATAAGCTCAACACCAACAACAATACATTCTCTTGTCAGGCGACTGGCGGGAACCAGTCCGAGCGTGCTCTCTGGTATCGCGGCGGATCGGGATTCAACTACAACGATTCTCTTGGTCCTGAACCGAATCCGTTCGAGGTCACTTGCTACCGCTGCGATCAAGGCAGCATCGGACAGGCTGGCAATGGCTATGGCACCTACGACGATGGTACGCAGTCGGTAGACGGCAACCAAAGCCACATCACGAACGATGGTTGGCCCGCTCGTGATCAGATCGGGCGTGGCACCGATACCGGGATACCCAGTGCACAGGCTTCATTCCCGCTGGTTAATTGGAACGTCTGCACCGACACGACGAGCGGTTGTGCTGGTGGCGCGGCTGACGCTGCTCCTCCGGTTCCCAACGACAATTACAGTTGTGTGTGCAACGTAGTGAGCCACGACGTGCTTCAAGACCGCGATTGGTATTACACCGCTACCGCGAACTCAGGGCACGGCGACGGAACACACGGCGTCGGCATCGGCCCATTTGCCAGTATGCCTTCGTCCTGTACGAATCAGTTCGGGTACGTCGCCACCGATCAGGGCAACGGGAATGTCTTCTATCAATGTGTCTCCGGTGCGATGCACTTGACCTACGAAGACTTGCCCTATCCGCACCCCAACGACATCAACGGATCGACAGTAGGCACGCCTTATTCGTCACTCAAGAGTCAGTTTTACGCGACCACTCAATCAGCGACATTGGCGGCGATGGATGCTCGGGCGACGGTCATCTGCTACACGATCGGTACAACGACTCCGGTGACGAACGGATCGGGAACCGACTGCACAACCGGGACGAAATACACGACGGCGCTCACAGTGTCCTCAACGGAGCAGTTAAACGCCGTGGCAGGAGGCAACGGACTCACCGACAGCCCAGTGTCCTTCTACAATTTCCAGATCGGCGCAAGTGCTGGAGGACCCGCTCCAGCTCCAGCACCTTTTTTCACCAAGAGCATCGAAGCTCAGAAATCGACAACGGTAATCGGACAATGAGGAAACTTCCAAGCACGCCAAAGTAAACCCATGAGAAAACTAATCGTTTTGGCTCTCCTGCTCTTTGCCGCGGGAAGGGCGATTTCTGCCCAAACTGCCGTGCCCACAAATCCTTTGGTTGGCAACATCAACGTGCAGGATGCGGGCACTTGCTCCACGGCGAATTCGTATCTGTTGCAGCTTCTTCCGCAGAACGCTTCGACAACCACGGTGAACTTGGGCGGAACATTCTCCGCCACCGTGACCGTGCGCATGTCGAACAACGGATCGACGTGGACCACGGTGGGAACGCAATCCTCGGCCGGGACCGCCAGCTACTCGCCCAATGGATTCTTGGTTGTCTGCGCCGATGTAACCAGCTATTCGAGCGGGGCGGTGCAGGTTTCCATTATGACGGGGACGGGGGTTTCGAACAGCGGGAGCGCTGGAGGCACGACCCCTACTTGGCCTACTGCCAATACCGATAGCGGAGTGGCGAACGCCTATGTCACAACGGTTCCGTTTACGAACGGCTGCGCCGCTTTAACAATAGGCTGCGGATTCCTGTTTACCCCTGCCCACGCGAACAGCGGAGCGAGCACGTTGAATGTGAACGGGACCGGTATAACCGCACTCACCGATGATGATGGACGCGCCTTGGGTGGCGGAGAAATTGTGGCGAATCCACCGCAACCATATTTGTTCTTCTACGACGGGCATCAATACATTCTTTCCGGTTCGAGAACCGGATATGGGCCAACCCCGCCGGGATCGCCGATTAGTTTGCAAAATCAGGTCCTCGGCTGCGTTGCGAATCAGGCGGCAGGCGCTTCAAACGCAGGATGCCAAATCGATGTGCACGCCTACTACACTTCGAATGGATTAACTCAAAACAGACAGATGATATGCGCCACCTCTGGCGGTTCAAACGCACAAAACGATCTCTGCTTGGGCTTTGACAATGACGGGTTCTCGATACTGAGCAGCATTTCTCAAGCCCTTTGCATTTGCACGCCGGGAATTGAAACCTTCGGTCCGCTGAGCATTTTTAACGGCATGGCGGCAGCTAGCCATCCCAGTTTCGTTATAGGAGAAGGGATCACTCAAACATCGGGAGATGCCCTACAGGTAGCCAACAACAACGCGGCGGTAATCTTAAACTCGATAGACGCCGTAAGCGGAGCACCAACTTCCAACGAAACGGTAGGCACAGGACTCGCTGCCGGAATATCCGGCACTGGAGCGTGTCTCACAACGAGCACGCAAAAGGGCGGTACATGGGCAGGCTCGATCACCTGCACAGGAACGACTGGAGCGAGCACACTCGTCATCACACCGGGTGGAACGGCTGCCGCAAACGGTTGGGGTTGCTCTGGCAGCGACACAACTTCGGGACACGAACTCGCTCTCCCGCAATCAGGCGTGAGCGTCACCACGTGCACGCTCAAGGCTTCCAGTGTGACCGCAAGCGACGTACTGGCCTTCAATGCTTGGAAATATTAGGACAATGACGATACTTCTGCTGCTTGCGCTCTTCGCTCCCACTCTCCATGCCGGGCCTCTCGGTGCGATTCGCCATTTCCTCGGCACGCACAAAGAGCAAATCTTCATCGATGCCGTAACCATCGGCGCAGCGGCGGCCGAATCGGTAACGTCGCAAAACTGTCTTGCCGACATGCGTAAGGCCGGCGTCATGACAAGTACCTGTACGAAGCAGGGCATGTTCGAGCTGAAGATCTCGCCCGCTTTGATCGCGGCAAACCATCTCTCGCATCGCTACTCGCCAACGCCAGCAGCCAAACACATCCAAGCTTTCTGGATCGCGCCGTTCGCTGCGTTTGCCGTGGATGCGGCTTACACGAACGTGAAAGTTTCGTCAGTTGGATATCTGAAACAGACTTGGGGGAAACCGTGAAAAAGATTCTCAGTATCGCAGTGGCAGCTCTGTTTTTCGTTTTAGTTCCATCGGCCAAGGCACAGACCGCGCAAGTGAACGGAACGCAGCATGGTGTCGTGGTCTCGTGGGGCGCTGCAAGTCCTGGCACTAATCCCATCGCGGGATACAACGTCTTCCGGTGCAGCGGGACAGCGACAACGTGCCCCAACACATCTCCTGTCGGCTGGACGCAGGAGAATGCCACGCCCACAACAGGCCTAACGTACACAGACCCGTCCTCAAACAACTTCACGAACGGCGCCTCGTATACCTATGCCGTTCAGACCGTTGATACGAAAGGCAACGTGTCGGTATTCAGCTCGACATCTACGGTTCAGGTGCCGTCAGCGGGCTTTCCCAGTAACGCCACCGCCCCCGCCGCCCCCACCACCACCGTGCAGTAATTATCCGTGGTGGATTCGGTGGCTATATCGCTGGCTTGGGAAATGTTCGTGATGCGAAAAGGCCGGCCACCGGGAACGAAGCACGGGGAAGTCCTGCGAATGTTGAGCAGGGGATTCTCTAATAAGGAGATCGCGGCCAAGTTGAACGTTCGTCCGCGCACAGTTCGCTACTACGTCGCCTTCTTGATGCGCAAGGCCGGCCTCAGCGGAAGTGCGGACCATCGGCGTTTGGTGTTGTGGGCTGCAAAGAAGAAGATTTAAGGGCGGAAACACTGGGAGGCAACCATGATCAACGCTGTCACCACAATGAGCAGACTGGACTGGACCGGTTGGTGGCTCGGGATCATGGGTGCGCTCGTCAGCGGAGGCGCGGGAGCCATTTCCTCTGGCGTAGGCGTGACCGTTGTGGACGGCCAGGACCCCGACCATTTCATCCTGAAGGGCGGTCACATGATCGAAGTGATGGCGATCTGCTTCCTGGTGTCGGCGATCATTTCGCTCGCGAAGTGGCTGCAATTACATCCCATTCCAAACGAAATACAAGTTGCTCTTCAAGTGGCTCAAGGTGAGTCTGATAAAGCCGTAGCTCAGGCGTCGAAAGTCGCTGACGCCGTTGCTGATGCTCAAGCGATAGCCTCACATGGAGATAGATGATGAATTGGTCTTACGTGGCCGGATTTTTCGACGGTGAAGGACATTTCGGTAGCCACACGAAAGGCATATGGAGAGCCTCCATGGCGCAGAAGCTCTCACACCGTGAAGTGATAGATTCTATAAATGATTTTCTTTCCGATCAGGGAGTTCGCACAAATTTGTTCATCAACATGCCGAACGGTAAATGCCCGATGGCCGTTCTTGCTATCGTCAATGCGGAATCTCTGGAATTGTTTTGCATGGGAGTTGGTCCTTTCCTCATCGTGAAGAAATTGGGGGCCGAAAAAGCCATAGCCTATGCCCGACGAGTTCTAGCAAAAAAAGCATTAAGCAAACAAAAACTATCTCGCGCAGTTTCGGCCTACACGGGAGGACGTGGTATGCCTTGGATTTGGACGAACGTGCGCGTCGATTCAAGAACTCTTTGTAATGAGTTGGATAGACTGGGCATTCCGCGAAGGCCGTTTGGATCGAATCAGTTCACGACGGTACCAATAGCGAACGTTCAAGCTGCGGTGGATGCCACCAAGCCGTGAAGGATGAGCAGGCACCCTTAGGGGCGCTTCAATGCTTTGCCGTATTGAGGATCTCGGCCCATGAGCCAACTATATAGCCTGGGAGTCGGCGGCGTTCTGCTGGTTCTCGTAATCCGTGAACTGTTTCGCTTTCTCCGCGAGCGTGAAGCCAACAATCGCTCCGTGAATTTCAAGAGCGACGCATCTGATCGGGAGACCCTGATGCTGGTTTCGAGGATGCAAGGGACGGTGAACAGTCTGGCGGAGAGCCTCGAACGTCTCGCCGAGCGAGTTTTGTATCTGGAGCGACAGCGATGAACCCTGTGCTGTCTTTATTTTCCGACATCGTTCTCGCGCTGTGCTACGTGGCCCTGATCGCTTTGCTCGTATTCACCTGGCGCAAGGGCGCGTGCATCCGCTGGTTCGAATGGAAGATCGCTATTCCCCGCAGGCTACGCCGGGCTCGGCGCCTGGCTGTGATCGGGGAAATGCGCGCCCAAAACGTCCAGACCAAGCTGCGCGAGACGGCGTGGCAGTAAGAAGCTTCTAGAGCCCCTCAGACTGGCAGATGGGTCCACAGCCACTTTAGCGCCCATACAATCGCGACGAGCCCTGCAAGGGCCGCTAGCACCCACGCGAGGCACCCAAGCAGCATCTGATCGAATTCCGGCCACCTAAACCTGGGAAATGGCTCTCTTTCCCTCTGTGGCAACCCGTCCACGACGTGGCTGAAGGCGTAAACCAGCCCGGCGATCGCCAAAGTCGCCAGCGGCAGGGCTATCGCCATGATCGGACTGTCGGCCAACTTCGCTTCTACGGCGCTCACAGAAAACCCCGAAATAGTTAAAAATTCCCCTTGACACCAATAGGCACACATTGGTACAAATTCATGCATGAGACGGATGTTGCCACAATCGACACCATCGGAAACTGAGGAAATGGCACTTAAGCGCACAATCAGAATCGTCGTGCGCGTGAGCGAAGCGGAGAAGCGCAAGTTCGAGAAGGCGGCGAAAGCCAACCATCAGGACTTGAGCGAATACATGCGGCAGGTCGCTCACCGCGCAGCAGACGCCTCCGAAAAAGAGCAGGCGGCCTAACGTGATTCATATCACAAGACAACGGGGATTTTCGGGATTTTTGACAGCTTCCGCGAATGAATATGTTATGTGTTTTCAGAAAGTTACGGTACTAACATTACCACAACATAATCATTCCGCAGGGCCCAAAAAATGTCAGTCCGCAGCCGCGCTCCGCGATTCGCTGACGTCCAGTATTTTGCGCATGTTTTCGCGTTTATCCATGAGAATGCGCGCCGCCTCCGCTTCCGATAGCGCCCTGACCCTTTCTGTATCGAGATCTTTGATTTGCTTGCTCAACCGAGCGGCAAAATCCATGTTTGCGAGGATAAAGCTCTGCAGATCGGTGCTGACAGCCTTAGCTATGTATTCCGCAAGACTTAACCGAGTAGCCATATCGACACCCTTGGTCTCTGCGGAGGGCAATTTTCTATCAGGTTTTGCGACGGGCTTCGCATGTACGGATCACGATCTTGGTTTTGTAAGCGACTAGGTTTCGATACAGCAAAAACCTGATCAGGTACGCGCTCGGGCAGAAGTGTTTCTGGAGGGACGCCGGAATCTTGGTAGAGACTCCGGCGCAGTTGGTGGTTGGGGCTGAGGAGAGAAAGAACACTTGGAACTTCATGGCGAAGAAATTCAAGCGTGTCTGGCTTGCGGTGGACGAAGCGACCCACGAGAAGGTGATTGAGATGGCTGATCGGCATGATCGAACGGTGCAAGGTCAGTACAGGCAAGTGATCGTCCTTGGAGTCTCGGCTTGGGAGCAGAAAATCACCGGGGAATTACAGCAGCAACAGGCGTTCGTTAGTGAGTCTTTTCAGAGCAAAAGAGAGCAAAAGGCATTGCTGAAAAGTGACGAAATGACCGAGAGAAGGCGGCGCGCATGAGCTACGAATTCCCGGTTTCGAGAATGCTGGACGACCAAGTTCCTCCCGCTACCACCGCAGCGCGAGGCGAGACGGAGGCGTTGGGTTGTGACCCCTCAGCCTCCGCTCTCACTAGGCGTTGCAAAATATTTTGCGATGTTTGTGGGGGATATCTCGATTCAAGCGAAGCGTGCCCCACTTGCAAAGTGACTGGAGAACAGCCGTCCGTTGACTTGGATGCTTCTCTTGATCGTCTCGCTGACACGGTCAACGCTCGGCTGCGTGAATACCAGCAGATGCTTGAAGCCCTCGAAGCGGTCGACCAGTGGTTCTATGACTCGAACATTTCGAGAGTGAATAAAGAGCGTGCGCTGCTCGAGAAAGTGCGTGCGGCGATAGCGGCGGGAAGGGAAGCGTGATGGACCCTCTCAAAAACGTCGACCCGAAGATCGTCGCGGAAATATACGCCTCCGGTTATCTTGCAGGTTTTTTTGATGCGGTCGCGGAGAAGGAAAAGATCAAAAAGGAGAGCGAACTTGCTGAACAACTCCAGTCCGTCCCGGCCAACTGAACTCGACGATCTCGATCGGGAGTGGCGCACCTTGCAGCTGCGCGCATTTTGCCGCGCTGCGGCGATTGAGTTTCGCGCAAAGAAGCTGCCAACGGCCACCAAGATTGCGCTGGCGAACGATGCGAAACCGGCTCCTCGCGTGTCGATTTATCTCGCGGCTGCGGGATGCATGGTGTTCATGGGCGCCGTTCTTTTTGTGGGATGGATGATTACAGGTTTCGAGTCCTGGTCGGAGATCGTGCGCGGACTGACGCAATGACGGATTTCTAACTGAGGCAATTGTCTCCGCAAATCCAAGCATGGAGCGAACGATGAGTCAGGGAGTTTGGGTGGTGGAAGTGAACGAAGCAAAGAAGTGGATCGTGGACCAGGCATTCACCAGCAAAACGGCCGCAGAACACGAATGCGAGTTGAAGCAGAAAGCGTTCACGAACAGGAAGTATCGCGTAAAGGAGTATGTCCGCAAAACTTCCAGATGAGCGCGAACGGCAAATTTGGTCCGCCGCTCGGACCGCCGATTAATCCGAGGGCGATGCTGGTCTTGAAGATTGCCGCGCTGATTTTATTCGGTCTGATTTGCCTGGTGATCGGCAACGCAGGGCATTGAGAGGTGACACATGGAACGACAACCAGTGAAGTCGAGCCAAATCGTTTCAATCGGGCATGACCCGGCAACGCGCGAGCTGCACATTGAGTTCAATTCTGGCGGCGTTTACCGCTACGAGGATGTTTCAGTCGAAGAGCACCAGGCGCTCATCGCAGCCGAGTCGATCGGCAAGCACTTCGGCAAGTTCATTCGGCCACACAAGAAGTGCGTGAAGCTCCCCGCAGAAAAACCAGTTGAGAAGTCGGCTGATGCGCCGGCGGAAGTCAATTCATAGCTAGGAGGGTTCAATGGGAATTTTGGGCGTAACGAACGACGAACGCGGCCTCTCGATGCAGAGGCTTCCAGTAACGACGAAGGTCTCGATCGGCGAGCCGCCGAACAAAGCGAAGGGGAAAAACTATCCCTCGCGTCTCGATCACTTCCAGTTCCTTGAAAAGGTCATGGTCGACGGCGAAGGTGTGTGGAGCGTTGACGAGGGCGTGACAAACGCGATGACGGCCGCTTACGGCACGAACAAGCCAACGGAAATTGGCATCGTGCTACTGGACGACGACCCGGAGAACGTCTTCAAGACTTCTCTTGCCTGGTGGAAGGCGACGGAGTGGCAATGCAAGGGATCGCTGGTCCAGGTCGAACCGACCGTCTTCGCGATGCAGGCGACGCGGCGCACAGAGAAGCATCCAGAAGGCGAACCGTGGCCCGGTAATTACAAATACAGCAACGGCGAGAAGAAAGGGCAGCCGGTTGAGCCGTGCGGCGATGCGTGCCCCGACCTTGAGGCCGGCCGCTGTAAACCATCGGGGGATTTGTACTTCATCCTTGAAAAGTATCCGTCCTTCGGTGGCGTTTGCCGGATTCACACGACGTCCTGGCGATCGATCCGGAATATTTCAAACGGCCTGCAGCAGATTCGCTCTTTGCTCGGCGGCCGCCTTGCCGGGATCCGCGTTTCGTTAAAAGTCTCTCCTGAAAAAATCGTTTTCGAGAACGACAAGGGAAAGCAGTCGTCAACCGGATACATCCTCAGCCTGAACTTGTCCGCCGAGGATCTTCCGAAGCTGGTCTCGAAGATGACCGAGTTCTCGCGCATGTTCCAAGACACGCGGAAGCTGCTCGGCGTCGGCACGATGGTGGTCGAAGAAGAGGACAATGCGGCGGAATTGGCTGCGGAGTTCTATCCAGCGCTTCCCGCCGGCGAAGAAGAGCCCGTCGTACAAGTGCCGCGCGCGGTTATTCCTCAGCCGGAACGCGTTTCGGCAACTCCTGTGTCGGTGCCGCAATCTTCCTCTGCCCCTGCAAAGCCCGCACAAGCCGCAAAGCCTCCCGTAGCCAGTCAGCCCGCGAAACAGAACGGAACTGGCAACGGCGCCGCAAAGATAAGCGACGAACAGCGCAAAGCGCTGCAATCAGCGGCGGCGCAAGCTGGCTGGTCGAACAAAGAAATGGGCGACGCGGTGAAGGAATTCGGCTTTGCCAACATGCGCGAAATCACCATCGACAAGTTCGACGCGATCTACAAGCGGTTCACGTCTGGCGATGCATGGGACGCAATGGCCCAAGGGGAAGAACAGAAAGCGTAAATGAGCGCAGCTCCACAATTCGCCTTTGACTCCGAGCGGCACGAGTACCGCGAAAACGGAATCGTTCGCCGCTCGGTGACTCAGCTTCTGAATGATTGCGGATTGGTCTGCTATGACCATGTAAATCCAAAGGTTCTGGAACGCAAGGCGGAAATCGGATCGGCAGCTCACACGGCCGCATGGTTTTTCGACGAACACGATTTGGATTGGCGCACGGTAGCACCGGAAGTCGTTCCCTACGTGAATGCCTGGGCAAAGTTCCGCATGGAATGCGACTTCATTCCCCGCCGGATTGAGACACGCGGCATCGCGGAAATGTGCGGCATCCGTTACGGATACACCTTTGATCGCGAAGGAGTCTTCAACAATTTCTCGACGGTCATAGAAATAAAGTGCACGGCGTCGGTTGAACCGTCTTGGGGACCTCAGACCGCGGCTTACGAGCACGCTCTCAGGCAAGAGGACGGTGTCATCCGCAAGCGCGTCGCTGTCCATCTTCGCCCGAATGGGACATATGGACTTTTTCAACTTCAAGAGGTCAAGGATTACCAGATTTTCCGCGTGGCTCTGACTAAACCCGCGGGATGGCAGCAAATCATTGCTGGATGGCTCTCGTCGAAAGGAAGGCAATTTTATGGAAACGGCACTCGCTACACCGATGAACCTTGAGCAGGCTGAAAAGCTCGCGCAGCAGACCGTATCTCCTGTCGTGAACCAGGCGCAGCAACTCACGATCGAGGATCAGGACAGCTGCGAGCTCGCCTACGAAGTACTGAAGCTGATTGACGCGAAGGAAAAGGAAATCGATGGCGACGACTCCCTGGGCGGAATCAAGAGAGCAACCTATGCGACCTGGAAGAAAGCGAGCGACGTTTTCAACAAGTACATGCAGCCCCTTGCGACCGCCAAGGGAATCATCAAGAACAAGATCCTCGCGTACGACCGCAAGTGCGAGGAAGAGAAGCGCCAGCTGGAATTGGCCGAGCAGGAGCGTCTACGCCTCGAGCAGCAAGCGATTGCCGCGCAAGAGGCCGAACAGCTTCGCGCTTCTGGCGATACAGAACTCGCTCAGATGGTCGAAGAGCAGGCAGCCGTGGCTCCTCCGCCGGTTGTTGTGATGGAAAGTGCCCGCCCGAGAACGTCTGGCGTCAGCGTCAAGGCCAAGTGGACTTGGAAATTCATAACGACCGAAGAGGACGCTCTGCGCCTGATCGTGAAGGCCGCGGCCGAGGATGATCGCTATCTGTCTTGCCTGATGATCAACACGAAAAACCTCAACTCGAAGGCCGAGGCGGACAAGAGCCTCATGAAAGTTCCTGGAGTTCAGGCGTACAACGCAGGGTCGGTAGCGGTTCGGGCGTAACGATCTTCCGGTCGGCTAGGACCGGTTGAAAGAAGCGGGTTGGCGCCAGCGTCGCTCAAACGTTGGAACACCCTCCAGCCCGCTTCGGGAGATTTGGATGGTAACGAGAGGAAAGATGGTCAGGGTCCGATGCAAATTCTGCCGCGATCCTTTTGTAGCTCGCGTCGCGGACCGCAAGCGCGGATGGGGAAAGTTTTGCTCGAAGACCTGCAAAGCCAAAGAGCAAGAGCGGCGCACCGGACAGCATGCGGAGTTTCTGAATCGTCGTGCTGATGATGACGACAACATAGGGCACCCAATGCAGTCGGGATTGTTCGGACACGGGCAGGAGTAGTGAGCAAATGGCTCTTTTAGGATTCATGCGGCGCTTCGAACCGATGATTGTCAGCGGACGCAAGCGCCATACGATTCGTAAGCACCGGCCGGATATCCAGCCCGGTAAGAGACTCGATCTCTACGTCGATCCGCGCCAGCACACGATGCGCTTGATTTTCCGTACACCATGCATTCGCAAAGAAGAAATCCTGATCGATCGCTTTGGTCTGAAACGCGGATTCGGCCGCGTGATTATCAAAGTAAGCGACGTCGAACTTTCCGATTCCGAAATGAACCGCCTAGCTTGGCATGACGGCTTCGAGCACATCGAGGATTTCATGCTGTTTTGGCGCGACGACTATCCGTTCGATGGCGAGATTATCCATTGGGACTATGAGAAGCGGCGCGAACAGAAGGCGCCCGTCTAATGCAAATCGGACGCACGCATATCGACATTTCGGCGCGCGGCTGCATCGACTGCGGCACAGAGCATGCGACCGGCTGGCACCTGGCGGAAACGGTCTCGGTCAGAATCGGCGATCGTAACCCGATCGTGTTGGAGATTCGCCGGTGTGCGGAGTGTCACGAGAAGTTGAAGGGGACCATGTATGCCGGTTGATCGCTCCGCATATCCGAAGAACTGGAAAAAGATCAGCGCGGATCTCATCATTCTGCCGCCAAGAAAGAACAGAGGCCTTCGTCCGAGAGTCACGGTCGATGGAAAGCAGGTTCGTATTTCTAGATTCGTAATGGAAATCCGTCTAGGACGAAAATTGAAGTCGTCGGAAATCGTTCATCACATCAACGAAAATCCGTCGGACAACAGGATCGAAAATTTGAAAGTGGTGAATCGCGCGGAGCACAAAAAGCTCCATCCGACCATTGGCATGGCCACTCGACTGAAAAAGATTTACAGCTTCGATCGGAAAGAGATCACCGATTTGAGGAATCGTGGATTTTCTTTTGGGCGCATCGGAAGGCTTAAGGGCTGTAATGAAGCAACCGTACGTAGATTCGTTAGAAAAATAGAAAGAGAGGAAATATGAAGTGTCATCGCCAAGGGGATGTCTTGTTCAGAGAGGTCGAATCAATTCCCGCGGGTGGAAAAGTAAGGGCCAGCGGTCACATCCTGGAGGGCGAAGCCACAGGCCACATCCACCGCGTTCGTGAGGCGGACCTCGCCGAAGTGGACGTCCTCGAATTTCCAACCGGACAACTCTACCTCAACGTCAGCGCCGAAGGCGGGATCTCCATCGTTCACGAAGAGCACTCGCCGATTGTTCTGCCGCCGGGAAATTACGAAGTCGTGCGGCAGCGCGAGTACACCCCTGAGCGGATCGTCAACGTCGCGGACTAACACCAGGAGCGTAGCATGCCGAAGAGACTGACGAAGTTGACCAAGGAGCAGGAAGCCCGATTTTCGCAATACGTCCATCTGTACACGAAGATCGGACTTTCCTGCGAAGAAGCGGACTGGGAAAAATTCGAGGATGGCGTGCGCCGGTGCTACAAATTCGCCAATCTCGAACCGCCGAAAGTTTTTGTGCGAGTGGAGTCGCCGATCGTTCTCTGCTTCGCAGCGTCGATCGCCGCGTACGTCATTGCGGATCTAAAACAAAAACTCCCTGACAAGAAAAAGGCGGTCTATTCGGCGGTCCGTTCGGCGGTCCGTTCGGCGGTCTATTCGGCGGTCTGTTCGGCGGTCTATTCGGCGGTCGATTCGGCGGTCGGTTCGGCGGTCTATTCGGCGGTCTATTCGGCGGTCGATTCGGCGGTCGGTTCGGCGGTCGATTCGGCGGTCGGTTCGGCGGTCGGTTCGGCGGTCGGTTCGGCGGTCTATTCGGCGGTCGGTTCGGCGGTCGATTCGGCGGTCGGTTCGGCGGTCGGTTCGGCGGTCTATTCGGCGGTCGGTTCGGCGGTCGGTTCGGCGGTCGATTCGGCGGTCGATTCGGCGGTCGGTTCGGTTTGGTATCAATACCTCGGCGGACAATTTTGGGTTTCGTGGCAGGGATTCTGTGCATTCCTGCGCGACGTCTGCGACCTGGAGTTCGACACCGACATTTGGGATCGCGAACGCGCGTATGCAGACGCGCAGACGTCCGCGGGTTGGTGGTGGCCGCACAAATATTTTGTCATGGTCTGCAACCGGCCGGAATTCATCAAGCGGGATGACCAGGGACGCTTGCATTCCGAGTCGACGATGTCGATTCGTTTCCGCGACGGCTGGGGCCTCTACCACTGGCACGGCGTAGAAGTCGATCGAGAGATCGTCGTCGAACCGTGGAAGCTGACGGCGAAGCGAGCGCTCGCTGAACGGAACGCGGAGAAACGCCGCGTCATTGTCGAGCGCATTGGTATGGAGCGCTTCATCGCCGAGGCCGGCGCGAAGAAGATCCACACGCACGAAATCGGAGAATTGTTCCGCATTGAGATTGCGGACGATGAACCACTCGTCGCTGTGCGGGTGTTGAATTCTACGCAGGATTCCTCAGGTTACAGGAAGCCATATTTTTTACGCGTACCTCCAAGCATCACGCGCGCGGATGACGCGGTGGCATGGAGCTTCGGTTTCGACACGGCGAAGCAGTATCGGCCGATTCAGGAGACGTGAACATGGAGCAAAACGCGCAGTTTGAGGGCTGGGCAATTATCGAGGTTTACGGCCATCAGCAGGCGATTGGGTTTGTCTCGACTCGTTATTTCGGCAACAGCTGTCTTTTCCAAGTCGATACGCCAGAGATTTCGGAACGCGATTTCACTTTGGAATCGCCGCAGTACGTCGAGGGCAAATGGACGTCGGAAGGAGCGAAGGTGCGCAAAAAAGCGCGCGCCTCGTCTTCGCAAATGCTTGGCCCAGGCTCGATATTCAGAATGACTCCGTGCAGCGAAGAAGTTGCGCTCAATGCGGTGGACCGGATGAGCAGCAGGGAAATAGTTGTGCTCGAAATTCCGAAAGACAAAGTGCGCGAGCTATTGCCCGGAGAGTCGAAACCCCAGGCCGGTTATCCATGCTGCGGCGGTAATCCGGAGGACGGACACGAGGAAGACTGTCTAACGGGCGTCGACGATGAGGACAACGAAGGCTAACGGTATTCGTTTACTACACCGACAAAGGGCGAACGGGAGCGGAGCTAGTTCCCCTGCTAGCGGGGGCCGCTCCCAAGTAGCCAAATCTGAGGAGGAAAAATGAAAGGCAAACGCGGGCCAAATGGATTCGGCGGAAAGCTGGTCGACGAAGCGACAAAACAAGGGCTCAAGCCCGAGGGCGAATCGGTCAGAGAGGCCGAGCAGCAAGAATTGCTCAAGAGGGAGGAAGTGCCTGTTCCATCCGTTCAAGGCGACAAGTATCTGACGCGCTTTGTGAAGTGCATCTTCGACACGCGCAACGAAGAACGCATCGTCGAGATGGAGTATTCGGTCGCTCTGTGCGATCAGCACAAGGATTTGGTCGACGTCAACATTCTCAACGCCTGGAAGTATCTGGAGCGCAACCACGCGAAGGGCGTCGTCGATATCGAGATCCCCAACCAGACGGTGGACCTCTACCTGGCTCCGGATGACAGTAGCGAATTGCACCTTTCGGCTGCGCAAGTCCGGCACGTGAAGCTCACCACGGTCGAGAAAAAAGGCGATGGCAAGGCCGAAGAAATCATGCGCCTTTCGTTCCGGATCGTCAGCGAGGCAATGAAGAACGCGACAGCTTTTGCGATCGCCAACTATTCCAACCAAATATGGATTCGCATGCAGGCGGCGCAGGGCGAACTTCGAGCAACCGCATAAACGCAGCTGACGGGCTTTGGGAGGACTTCAGTGACGCAAGCAGAAGGCTTCGAGCGTTGGTGCAAAAACAGGGAGCGGGCTTCTGACGGAACTTTTGTTCCGATCGATCTTGAAGATCGCTTTTGGTCCAAGGTCGATAAAAATGGGCCGACCCCTGAGCATGCTCCACACCTTGGTCCGTTGCGTGGGCCAGGGCTCCGAAAGGCGGTCAGCGATCGATGGAAGAATCCGGAGTTCCGCGCAAAAGTTCATGCCGGCCGGCCAAACAAATGGACGAAGAAACAGCACAAGCGACTCAAAAAGCTTTATACCGCGGGCGAGAGCCTCAACTCGCTGGCGATAATTTTCAAGCGATCACCTGAAGCTGTGAAGGGATATGTATCGCGTTTTGGCTTCCACCGGAACAAGCAGCGGAAGATCTGGACGGAGGCAGAAATCGGCGAGCTTCGGAAACTTTATTCGGACACCGATACCGCAATTCTTCTCGAGAAATTCAACTGTAAAGTCGGCCAGCTCTACAACACTGCGGCGCGACATGGTCTGAAGAAGAGCGCCGAGTACACCGCGCGAATTCTCGCCGAATGCGGTCGGCAGATTATGAATCATCCAAACGCGATCGCGGCGCGACTGAAACCAGGCAACGTGCCTCCGAACAAAGGCAAGAAGATGCCGGCAGGGTGGTCTCCTGGCCGCATGCGCGAGACGCAATTCAGAAAGGGCGAGCGCGCCGGCGCTGCGCAGCAAAAGTGGGTTCCGGTCGGCACAGTCACCATGCGCGACGGCTACATGATGATGAAGGTTAAGGATGATCCGGAAGCGATTGCCGGCAAAGGCGCATTGCGCACGAACTGGATGTACGTTCACAAAATGGTGTGGGAGACCGCGCATGGAATGATTCCTCGCGGCCATCGCATCTGGTGGAAAGACCGCGATCACCTGAATTGCGCACTGGAAAATATCGAGCTGCTCACGGACAAAGAGCACATGGCGCGCACGACGCTTCATAACCTCCCACCAAAACTCAAACGCGTCATCGTCCTGAAGGGTGCGATCAAGCGGCGCATCACGATGCACGAAAGGAAAAAAGCGAATGGAAAACGGTAAGGAAAATACACTCGATTCTCTTAGGGACACACTCTTCGATCAATTGAAAGCTCTTCGCTCCGCGGATGCAAACGCGATCGACAAAGAGATCGAGCGCGCGAAAGCCGTTGTCCAGGTATCCGGGGCGATCGTGGACACGGCGAAAGTCGAGCTGCAATTCCTCGATCAGGTCGGCGATGAACGCATGCCCCCATTCGTGAATCCGCAACGCGCGGCCGCATTCTTTGCCGAAGGAGATCCTCGATTCAATGGCGGACGCAAGGGCCTCGGCACCGGCAAGGAACTCGGAGGGGTGAGGGGTTCGTGAGCCAAATCGTCCTCGGAAAATCCGCCAACGCGAATGTCCATCTTGACCTGGACGTGCTCCTTCGCACGCGATTGCTTGTCACGGCCGATAGTGGTGGCGGAAAAACGGTATTGCTCAAGCGCCTCTGCGAACAAATCTTCGGCAAGGTTCCGATCATCATCATCGATCCGGAGGGTGAATTCTCTCCGCTACGTGAGAAGTTCGGCTTCGTCCTGGTCGGGCCTGGCGGCGAGACTCCCGCTGATCCCCGTTCCGCCGGGCTGGTCGCGCAAACGCTCTTAAAGCTGCGCGCATCGGCGGTCTGCGATCTCTACGAGATGAAACCCTCGGCTCGGCATGAGTGGGTCAAAAACTTCTGCGACGCGCTTATAGACGCTCCCAAAGCCCTCTGGCACCCAACGATTGTGATTGTTGATGAGGCGTCGATTTTTTGCCCAGAATCCAAAGCAGGCGAATCGCAAGCGACCGAATCCGTTAAGGCTCTGGGAACTCGCGGCAGGAAGCGCGGCATCTGCTTGGTGGCCGCTACGCAGCGACTTGCGGAACTGAATAAAGGCGTTTCAGGGATGTGCCTTAACCGACTTGTGGGCGGCACGTTCGAAGACGTGAACCAGAAGCGCGCGCTGGACGTTCTGAGCGTCAATTCCGAGGACAAGGCCGAATTCCTGCATCAACTCAAACTCCTCGAGCCCGGATACTTCTTTGCCCTGGGCCGCGCGATCTGCACGGAACGCACACTGGTCAAGGTCGGACCGATCGAGACTGCGCACGGTGACCAGGCGCTGAAGTACGCCAACGAACCCCCGCCGGCGCCGGAACAGATTGCGAAGCTGTTGCCTCAATTGGCCGATTTGCCGAAAGCCGCTGAGGAAAAAGCCAAGAACGAGGCGGAGCTGCGCAAGGAAATTCGGGAACTGAAGGCGCAGGTGCGAACTTCCTCTTTTTCTGCCTCAAATGCGGTTGAAAAACGTGCAGACCCGAAGGCGATCGAGCGCGCCGTGCGCGCGCATCACCAAACGTGGCTCGGAATCTATGCCGATCTGAAATCCAACGCCGGCGGCTTGTTGAGAAAGCTGAACGCGATCCAGCAAGCGGCTGGCGCACCGCTGAGTCCACTAATCATTCCTTCAGC